GAAAGACGGGGTAGAGACGGACTCCCACACGAGATATGACAGCGAAGTCGCATTTGCGAACATTAGAGCGTCGGCCAATATCTGTAAGGTTAAGGATGATGAACCCACTACTATGGGCGTCGTCAGAGGACCGATATTGGCTGGAGTGCCCATAACTGTACCATCTAACACTGCAGGCGCAACTGCACATGCCATGAAGAAGAGGTGCGATCATGCTCCAGCGACGCTGGACTTGGAGCATTTCAAGAAGGGACACGCTCTTCTCATGGAAAAGGTGCCTCAACACGATATCATTCGTGTTGATCATGGGCTGGTGAACAAGTACCTCAGAACTTGTTCACCGGCTAAGGCAGAGCGCTTGACTGCAGCACTCCATAGTGCTGAGTACAGTTTTGAGGGAGAGAGGAAACATGTGTTCGCAAAACAGGAAGTCCTTCTCAAAGACCACGGGGCGCAGCCGCGCGTTGTATATCAGGGTACAGACATGTACAATTTACTGACAGGCTGTGTAGTTATGGAACTACAGGATCGCATGAAGTTATCCTTGTCACACAAGAATCCGCTTAACAAAGACAATGTCGTTGTCTTTGCGTGTGGCAAGTCGGGCGAAGAGCTCGGAGACATTGTGCATAATTCGCCCGGTGAGATGGTTGAGAATGATTTTGAGAATAACGATGGCTCGCAGAGTGCAGAATTTCGCAAGTATGAAGCGATGTTCTATGCAAAGCACGGTGCCCCCCATTGGTTTGTGCGCGAATTTTACAAGTGTAAGGAAGTCAAGGTGTGGACTCGGTATGGTATCGAGGCCACTGTTAAGGGGCAGCGGTGGTCGGGTGAGACCACCACTACCACGGGTAATTCTTACATTGGTGGATGTTTACTGTTGGCTGCTGCCGTTGTAGCCAACATCAAAAACAGCGTGCATATCCATGGGGGTGACGATTTCCTAGGTATAGTACCTAGTGGTGCGGACAGGTTGGTGGAGGCCATACCTGCGGTCGTTAAGTCGGCTGGGATGAGTGCTAAGGTCGCTGTCCCCACTACTAGGCATCATGGCACTTTTTACAGGAAGCGCTATGTGACTGACAAGGTGAGAACTCGTCCAGTGCCACAGTTCGGGCGCGTATTGGCCAAGATCAACATTAGAGCTAATAGGAACTCTAATGTTGGGGATCGAGAATACATGGCAGGCAAGTACTATTCTGCCGCGTATGAACATCGATTCGTGCCTGGAGTGAGAGAACTGCTACTTGAGAGTGCAGAGAGGATGTCTGACAAGCCACATTTCGACGTTCGGCTTACTAAGATGAACGAAATGGGCGGCCTCGAGAACATCAAGACTTTGGTCAAGGAAAGTGACTCAATCGATCTCGATAGCTTTTCTGATTATTTGCGCGATGTGTATGGGATTGGTTACGAAGATCTCATGTATGAATATGGCAGGGTTGCGGAAGGGTGTGTATCCTGGTTGGATGGATACACATATATTGACAAGCGAGGAAAACCGCAAACCAGGCATCCGCCGAAAGTGCAAATGTTAGGAGGTGAAACGATTGAGGCGCTCTTGCGTCTTGACGTATAGTAAGTAACAGTTAAGCCAATGGTGTGAGTAACGGACCCCACGCGAACAC